AACAAACTGTCCAAGGTTTGTCCAAGCGCTATCAGAAACCTGCGCCAACAGATCGGCAATAGGTTTATTATATACTAATTATCCGGGATTTGGAAATAACCCCTTCAAAATCTTCTACCATCCTGCATCTAGCGTGGGGTAGGCATTTGTAGCCGTTAAATCTTCATCCATCATAAGATTCATTAGATCTTCGTAGGTCTCAAAGATTGAATCCGGATTACGACGCAAAAACTGCATCGGCCCAGATTCAGTATCTAAGAGATTATCAACTCTCAAATCCTTATATTCGATTAGTTTTTCGACTAATAAAATTAAAGGAGATATCGATTGCCGAGTTTCCAGAGGAGTATCATTTAGATGATCACGCGTCAGGGCCGAAGGCTCACCACCACAAAACATTATGGTGTGAGTATGCGGACAATAACGTTGATCAGCTAAACAAAGCTCATCGAAACCCGAAATACAGTCTGTATCACTTGAGAGACTACCTGATGTAGCCAGAGAATGACTCTCTGAATCTGTACTAATTCCTTCAGAACTAGTACTCTCCGTAGAAATTGATTCCATTGATGAAATGGATTCCTCAATCAGACTTCCCCATTTTTCATAGGTAATGTCTGTGTTGACGATGTCTTGGGTCCCTAAAACGATCCTGTCATTCTCAAGATCACAGATGTCTATTTTTAAAAAACATCCGTTTTTATAGTTTTCAAAAAGGGACTTTGTCGAGTGCTCATGGAGTCTTCTATTAACTTTAATAGTTTTCCACACTTTGTCTATATACTTTCTATCATAACCCGAACCAAGATTTTTTTTCTTTTCAGTTCGGCAGTCACGATCGAAAGTATGACCAAGTAGGTTTTCTCCAGTTAGAGCCGCACGCAAAAACAAATGTGTAGTCACTGCTGACTTCAATTCTTTTGTTGTTCCAAGTTCCGTATCTCTGTAGTAGTGTTCTTGCCCCGCAAACTTACGAGCTTTATCATATATAAGAGAAGAAGGCTCTAACGGGATTTTCTTAACATCCCTAGCTTTCTTCTCGCGTATATGAAAAGCTATCTTACGTAATTGTTTGCCGTATTTTGTTGTCCAAAATGTTATCGGAGGCTTTATTCCAAGCCCACCTGCCCAGTCAGGAAGATACCAAAAAACACCTGTTTTATTGAGTTTATCGAGATTACTCTCGATGAATTCGCTAAAAAGTTGTTCTTTCATATCTTCCGGGCACAATGACAGCATTTTTTCGGATAACCCTCGCAATTCCCAGACTTGTTTAGAAGCCTTACCATTCTTTGCTTTCGCATGGACTAAAGCCCAATTAACGAATGGCACAGTTTTAAACAAGCCTTGGATATCACGGTGATACATCCTAGAATTTATCAAAATAAAATCCGTAGCTACAAAACATTTCCCTATACTGGGTTCCAGGCCTACATAGGCGGCAATCTTGCCCCAAAGGTC